GTATCAACTCATCTACGAATCCACCGTCAGATATAGCATAATCTTTTGTTAAGTCAATTTCGTTTGCAACTAATTGACCAAAATAATCTAAACCACGTTTAGGTTTAACAATTTGTTCTGAAACATAAATCATCGCTTCACGACAAGACATATGGCCTAGATCTACGTGAGGAACTTCCTTTACAGAACGATCATCGTATCTTTCCATAAACCATTCGTAATCACATTCAAAGTATTTGCACGTTTCTTTGTACAATTGATATTTGAAAGACAAATGTTTCCATCCATAGTTTTTCTTGAAGTAATCAGCTCCAGCATCTTTACCGGAACGGGGAGGTCCATTAAATAGTACTATCAAAACTTAACTCCAAAATCATCTGAAATGATTTCTTTTAACTGCTTTGAAAAAGCATATTTAAACTCTGTATTTGTGATACCACACAAAATAAATTCACGATCTGACGAGTCGAGATAAGGCATCGCATCATGTATAGATGCATAGCCTTTTTCAAACAAGTCAAGATCGCGTTGTTTTACGGGTATATTCCGAGTACGAACTTTGCCAGTTAGTACACTTGTACGAGTTACAATCATAACATTCTCCTTTTCATTTATATCTAATATATAACACTTTTAAAAGAATGTCAACTGTTTTTTAAGCTCTTTACGTGATTTCTGTGAATTTTGCATTGTATAATTCCATTATGATAATCGTCTCTCAACAAGACATCATGTTCAAATTGATATTTGGCTTCGAGGTAACCAAGTTCTCCTTTTGATTTACAAAGAGTTAAAATTTCTCTATGGAAGTTATCAGCGCCTTTATCCTCAACTAATTGCTGGACTTGTTCTGATGAACCATAATATTTTTTCCAATCTGTTTCTTTAACAACAGAACGGCGACGAGTTTTACCTTTGAGTGGTGGAAGTTTTCTTTTTGAAACGAGTAGCTTTTTGCCTACGTATTTCATATCAGTAGATTTGTCTGTAATGATATACACAAATCCAATCCAATCTTCAATCATTTCAGAGGTAAATTCTTCCCCTTTGTAAATCCACATAAAATAACTCCATAGTAATAGAGTTATTTATTCAACATCCTCATGCATGTAAATACAGAGTTTTCTTCCAAGCAATCAGACCAAATGTGGTGAAGATACCATCCAACTAATACAACACCGATTGTAATAGCAATTCCATATATTACTTTCTCAGTCAATACAAATCTCCTCTTCCTCTTCGTATTTAAGGAATACTTTTATAGTTGTGCCATCATCTTGTATTTGAAATGAAAGGTCTTTAACATTATACTTAACGTAGGCACGACCTTCGTTATCAATAACTTCAAATCGGTTAATTTTACTTGAAAACATAATGTCTTCATCGTCAACAATAAAATCAGTTTTGATTTCCATTATCCTCTCCTCATTTGAGAGTAGGCTTTTGGATCGTCTCCGCGGCCGACTGGGACCATGTTTGATTTGTGCATTGTTGCGATACCGACGATGTAGTCGCCCGTGTATTCATTTCGTTGTTTAGCCGCTGCATTTGCCGGGATAACATCCGACGTCGGGATTGAGCGACCCTCGCGGTGTACGTCATTCGATTGCGTTTCAAGTGGTTTTCCTTTCTGCTTAGATGGTTTTTTATCTGGGTCGATACCCATGCTTTTAAGAAACGCGTTGTGCTCAGCTTGAGCTTTTTGCCAACCTGGTTTCTTTTTAATTTTTGATTTACCGTGGACTTGTACTCCACGTACTAAATGCATAGACATTAAGCTGCCTCCATTTCCATTTGCTTTTCAAGGCGCTCAGCACGCGCCTCATAATCTTCAGCTATCATGAGGATTTCTTCAATCAACTCTTCGCGGGTTTTACCAAAGTTATCAGCACGACGAGACAAGCTACGCAGACGTTCAGCAATTACAATACAATCAATCATTATTATACCTCCACAAACATAGTTTTAAGTTCTTCTTCGTCAAAGCCGTGGCCGTGACCCATAACTTGTTCGAACAATTCCTGGAGCATATCGAATGATTCAGATTTGAAAAGATAAAGTGGGTTGCCACCAGCTGGGCCATTAGCCGTTATAAGCTGAGTGGTACAACCATGTTCAGTTGCAAATCGTACAACCTCGTCGTGTGTTGCTTCGTGTGAGATGTCTAGTTCAACTTGATAAGCCATAATATATTCCTTTATTTGATATAATTAATCTATACTATTTTAAAGGCGATGTCAACAGTTAATTTCACTTTTTTGAAATTATTTTGAATTAAAGCGTGTGACCAGTACCGTTGTATCCTGTATCTTCTAAGTAAGATACCAATTGGTTGTAGCCACCAACATGAGTTCCACTGACCCAAATTTGCGGTACGCTTTTAGCTTGTGGATATGCTTCTTTAAGCTCAGTCATATTTTGCACTAAAGAAACATCTTTGTATTCATATTTTAAATTGCGTTGGTCTAATAGGTTTTTTGTTTTTGTGCAGAAAGCACAGTTTGGTTTTCCATAAACCTTAATCATAGGTCTTCCTCCGTTTTTAACATATAAGCGCCTTCAGGAAGCTTAAATGATTGCATAAGTGATAAAAACATTTTAGGAGAAAACGACATGAGAATAAATCTCTGTATGTCCTCATCCCATTGTCGCATATAAACAATGTCATCATACGCGATAACTTGTAAATCCTCGTATTCGCCGTCTGGATCTAAAATCGTAATAGCAGTTTCGTCCCAGTCCATTTCTATAGTAAACATACCGAAACCTCGGCTTCTTTGAACATTGGTAACGATCTTTCATTCCAAATGTCTAACCAGTTACCTGGCGCAGTTTCATAATTCGGTAATACCACACGTTTAATACCTGCTTGAATAACACACTTAGTACAATCTGGGCAAATGGGTAATCCATAAACATATAGTGTTGCATCTTTCAGTGACACACCAGCGTATAGAGCATTCATCAAAGCATTCATTTCAGCATGTACGATACGTGGATATTTTTCATCGCGATTAGATAAACGTTCTTCTGTATCAGAAATACCCTTTGGAAAACCATTATATCCTGTCGCCAAAATACGACGTTCATCGTTAACAGCGACTGCACCTATTTGGCTTGACGGGTCTTTGCTCCAATTAGAAATTGTTTTGGCCAATTCCATAAATCGGTTGTCCCATTTTGTTTCTCGTGTATTTACTTCTTTGGTACGACGTAGCATATATTCGTGATAACGTTCTTGTGTCATTGTAAATCTTTCAGAATTTTCCATGTATGTTTCCAATCGTCAACTTGATAAGTTTTGCCTGGATGTTTAATTGCTTTTGCAAGTGGATAATCGTTTCCACCGATTTCTGTTTTGTCACCGAAGAAAACAATGTGGTCAGAACCATTATTAAAGTCATCTAAAATTTGGCTTTTATCGCTACCTGTATTGTATATATCAATACCAGTATCACCACCTACAGTTGCGGTAATATTTTTAAACTCAGAATTAATTTGATATGCGATGCTTTCACGCTCACGGTTTAGCTTATCGTATTCAACGTACTCAGCCCTTTGTTCTGTATCAGCATTTCTACCCACAACACTAAAGTTCCAAGTACCTACACGTTTTTCAATATGATTACCAGTTCTAAGAGGAAAAGGACTTGATTGGAGCCAACCTTCCAATAGAGTTGTAAGCGACGGATCAGGATCAAATGAACTTGCATTTACCACCTTACCAAGAAAACGAGTTTGGTTGCCGCTACAGCTATAACATGTAACGACATTTTCACAAATATCTTTACCAAGTTGCTCAACGGTTTTTGGATAGTCCGATCCTGTTACAAGCCAAACTTTTTCTCGTTTCATAAAATCAAGAAACCAGACTTTAAACTCTGGATCCATTGCTTGTCTGCTAGGTGTTAACGTACCATCCACATCAAATATAAAACGTTTTTTCATTCCTCAACCTTTAAACACTCTACAGTTTCGTTATCAGCCCAAGGCTCGTAATGAGCTACAAAAACTGATGCATTGATTTCACATTTCATTCTATCTTCATACGATTTAATATGTGTATATTGATAGTCACCACCCTCAAGTGCTGTGATTACGTAAATAGCCCAAAGATGAATACTCATTACTCGTGTCCTGTCCAATGTTTACGGTTATGAGCTGTTGTAGTAAGGCTTTCAAACCTATCAGCAATTTGACGAACTTCATCAGAATCAAGATCGTCTGCTATTACACGCAGTCGAGCTAACCATAAAGTGTCTTGCTTGATAATATCAGCTGTACTGTAAATATCATTTTGCATAATATCAAGTGAAGCTAAATCATTCATTGTAAGTGGCTTTCTGCCTTCTGGTAGTTTAGCCATCTTATCGTACCGCCAAAGGTTGTGTTGATATGCTATCATGGTAATCACCAGATTTATAGTAATCACGGCATGCGGTTTCTTTTATCATCATACCATTTTTCATACGGTATGAAACAATTTCGCGCCTAACAACACCGTCAGTATCAGCGTCAAACGCGCTTTTAAATGGTCCATCAGTCATTACAAACTCTCTTTCTTAAATCGCTTGTGGAAAAGCGATGATCACGTTTATTAAAATATAAATCAATTCCACGTTTTTGGCATATATCTTTGCCAGTAAACTCT